CGCGCTAAATCTAAGACGGAATAGGAGGCGGTCATATGGCGACTTTAACCGAATTGTCACAGCGTTTATTCAAACGTTTTAAGGGCGTACCTAATATTACAATCGAAGACGCTACCGACTGGACGGAAGAGGCGATGCTTGAACACGGTTATTCGTCAAATGGAACCGTCCCGTCCGATAAAGAATCGTTAATCCTCTTATACGCTCAATATGAAGGAGCACGTCAAATCTCGATCTCCACGGCGCATTATTTCACGTATACCGACGCAGAAGAACAAGTCGATAAGACGATGGTGTCGGAGCAATATCGTAAACTTTCGTTAGACTTGAAATCCGAGTATGACGGCAAAAAGTCGTCCGTTAGCGGATCTAAATTTCGCGGATTAATTAGGGGCGACCGATGAGTACGCAAGAACAACTCGATAAACAACTCGCCAAGATAGCGATCGACTACCGAAAACTTAACGCCAAGCAGCAGGTATTCGCAATCAAAGAAATCGGACGTGTACGCTTGGAAATCGTCGACATGCTCGCAGAGTACGCAGATAGCGAAGGCATAATCGCAAAGAGGCGCTTAAACTCGTTGCTTCGCGACTTAGAGGCGATAGAAAAGTCGGTAAGGCAGACCGGAATGATCGCGTTAGAATCGATAGTCTCGGAAACTTCGGCAATAACTACGGCAGCGGTTAGCGGTGCAATGACGGAAATAGTAGGCGCGACAGCTTTAACCGGTGTAGTTTTTGATCGAATTGACGAGCGTGTATTGAAATACGTTGTTAACCGATTTGGTGAAGACGGCTTGACGTTATCCGATCGCGTTTGGAACTTAGCGGGAGATCAACGAGACGCACTTAGTCGGACGTTGCGAAGCGGTATTATCCGAGGTGACTCCGTTAATACGATGACGGCTGCGATTCGGAAAGTTTACGAGAATGAGACGTGGAAGATTCGGAGATTAGTAGTTACGGAAGGTGCTACGGCGCAGAGGGTTAGCGAGGCTTATTATGCGCAAGAGAGCGAAGTCGTTCGCGGATTAAAGATTCACCGAGGGCGAGCGAATCGTCCAGAACATAGATGTACGCAGTTAGAGCGGATTGATAAATACGGAATGGGAGCCGGCGTTTATTTACCGACAGATTCCGAAATATTCAATCCTCACGTAAATTGTACATCGCATTACACTTACGTATTAATCGACGAGGAGGTACGGTAATGTTAACGGAAAACGACATCGCATTTATTAAATCGAATCGGTCGGAGCTTGTTCAAAACCGTACCGAATCGATCGAAATTATACACGTAACAGAAGGCGTTAAAGATCCGTATACCGGAGAATCATCTATGATTGAAACTCCGGAAACAGTCGACGTTGTATGGAAGGAATACTCGACGGTCGCGAACGGTGATCGCTCCGTAGTTGCTGGCGTTGAACTACAGCAGAACGACGTTAAAGTTTCGTTTAATAGTGACGTAGATTTGTCGGACGTTACTAACGTTATTAGAGCCGAAGTCACATACGAACTTATCGCGATTGACGAAAAGGGAATCGGCGAGCTTAACCGTTATGAATGCATCGCTAGGCAGGTGGTTTAGATGGCGAGAAGTGGCGGAGTTAAATTCTCCGTAAAGGCGAACGGAGTGGAAGCGGTACTTCGCAAACTTGGTTCGGAAGGTGCAAAAAGGTTAGCGGATGACCTCGATATTGTCGTCGAAAAGCAAGCGTTAATGACCGTCAATGATGCGAAGAACAATGCTCCGCAAAAGGACGGAAATCTTAAACGTTCGATTAAGTTATACGGTAAGCCCGTTAAACTATCGCGGACTATCGGCTCGAATATGCCGTATGCACAGCGCCAGGAATACGAGCATAAGTCGCGCAAAGGTTATTTCCGAAAAGCGTTATGGAAGCGGAGAGAGCCGTTTAGAAAAGCGATTGAATCCGAAATAAAGAAACTTGATAACTAGGCGGGAGGTGTCCGAATGCTCCACGCTATACAATACTCAATTATCCGACATTTAAACGAAACAGTAACGGAATTAAACGACGTCGTATGGATTTATGACGGTGTAACGTTAACTGGTCGTACTAAGCCGTTCGCAATCGTTGAACAAATGCAAGATGATACGACGGTCATAGCGAAAGAACGCGCATATTACGAAACTATCTATCGGTTTCAAATCGGCTTGCTTGCGAGAAGTACCGCCGAACGTGCGAAGTTGACCGAGAAGATGCGCCAGGCTTTATTACAACCGAATATACCGTTATTTAATACCGATGGTCCTACGCCTACAAGCGCAGGCTTTTTTTATTGCGATGTAACCGCAGTAACTCCGATGCCGGTCGAGAATACGGCGGACGAAACGAATAAGCACAAGGTTTACTTTGACGTAGAAGTTCCGGCTATTTACCGGAATGGAAGCGCACAGTTCGAACAATAAAAAGGGGGAATTTTAATGGCACGCGGAGTTAACTTTTTATTATACGTAAACACAGGAACGGAAGAAACGCCGACATGGACGAAAGTAGCCGGACAACGTGGCGGAACATTAACGAGGGAATACGACACAATCGATGTTACGTCGAAGGACAACATGGGATGGTCGGACGAGGAATACGGTAACGCGTCTTGGTCAATCGAAGCCGACGGTCTTTTAGTCGAAGATGATGCCGGATTTTTAGCGCTTGAAGATGCGTTCGAAAACGCTAAGTACGTATTCTGCCGATTTCAAACACAAGCCGGAAACAATTACGAAGGTTCTGCGATTATTTCCGATTTCAGTGTCGAAGCTCCTTACGATGATACTGCGACATACTCGCTTACATTAAACGGCAAAGGCGCATATACGAAAGTTGATGCAGACGTAACACCGTAAGGCGGGCTTCGGCTCGCTTTTTATTTATAACGAGGAGGTAACGGAATGGTCGAAATTACATTAGGCGGTAAGGCGCGCGAGATGCGGTTTTCGTACAAATCGATGCGTACGTTAGAGGCGTATTTTAAACAACCGATTAACAAGATTATGAAGCAAACGGAAACACTCGAATCGCTCGAAGCATTATCGGCATTTTATTACGCATGCTTAAAGCCGAAAGATAAGTCGCTAACTTTCGAAAAGGTCGAGGACTTGCTAGATGAAGCGTTAGATAGCGGAGAAGTATCTATAACGGACTTATCCGACAAGTTGAAAGAGACGATTGAGGGCGCGCAGATTATCAAGTCACTTAACGAAAGTAACGGCGAGGGCGACGAAAAAAACTAACGGAAGCCTCTAACGATAGTTCCTACGATTGGAACGAATTAGAGGCGCAGGCTTTCGCTTACTTAAATTTAATGCCGGAACAACTTTACGATTTAGAGCCGAGGGAATACTCGAATCTTATGCGCGGTTACGAGTTAAAGCGTGAGGCCAAGCGTTATGAAAACGCAGACCTCGTAATTATGCAGATGCGTTCGAAAGATTCGAAGAAACATAAAACGCTAGATTACATCCTCGGAAATAAAGAACGGAAACAAACGAAAAAGAGCGGTCGAGTAGTATCGCTTGATGAGAAACGAAAGGAACTCGATTACCTAACGGAAATTCTCGGAGAGGCGGTGATTAGGTGAGCGGACTCAACATTAGCTTTAAAATCTCAGCGATCGACGATTTCAGTAAAACAATGTCGAAGCTGAATAAAGAAACGTCTAACGCATTTCAAGCGGTCGGAACGCTAGGAGCCGGAATGACCGCAGCAGGCGCCGGCATCGCGGTCGGACTTGGTTATGCGGTTAAAACGGCGACAGATTTTAACGCTCAAATGTCGCGAGTATCGGCGGTATCAAACGCAACAGGCGACCAACTAAACGACTTACGTCAGACGGCGTTAGACCTCGGCGCGAGTACGAGTAAAAGCGCAAGTGAAGTAGCGCTCGGCATGGAAGAAATGGCGAAAAAAGGATTCGAGGTTAACGAAGTAATCGCGGCTATGCCCGGAATTATCGCGGCGGCGGAAGCGTCAGGCGAAGACATGGCGTTAGTATCTAACGTTGTAGCTTCGGCGTTGAATTCGTTCCAACTCGAAGCGTCCGAAGCGTCAAGGGTTGCGGACATTATGGCGATGACTGCAAATAAGTCGAGCGCGGATGTTAACGACTTAGGGTGGAAATGCTGCCCGGTTGCGAAGAAATTTGCAGCATAAAGAAGCAAGTGAATTCGGTGAAGACTAACCTTTTGGCGAAGGTATTTTTATGATAAATTATAGATAAGGATAGCAACGGAAGTCGCGAGCCGTTTGTGATAAGGGTGTTTTCCCGAATACCTTTCCTTACTTTTAATACTTCGGGAAACTACTTTCGGGAGAGTGGTTTTGTGAAAAAAATATGTAAACGATGTGGAGTTGAGTTAGAAATATCTCAATTCGCTAAGAATAAGAATACTAAAGATGGTTACGAAGGTAAGTGTAAGGAATGCAGAAAAGCACAAAGAAAAGAATTTCACACATACTCATGTAAACAGTGTGGTAATACCTTTTCTGCAACTAAGAAACAAGATTTTTGTAGTAATGATTGTAGTGGAGAATTTAAAAGAAACGAGCCGAAGGATTTTGATGATTTCTTTATAAACAACCTACCTGACTATACTCTATTAACGAAGTACACTAAATCAAACGAAAAGGTTACGATAAGACACGATACATGCGAGAAAGTTTTCAGCGCCACTCCAAACAACATTATTAGTAAAAATAGTAGGTGTCCTTTTTGTTTTGGAAATAATGTTAAAAAAGACACAACACAATTTAAGGAAGAAGTGTATAACATAGTGGGCGATGAGTATGTCGTGTTAGGTAGTTATGTTACTAATAAAACTAAATTAGATATAAAACATAACATTTGTGGTTATGTATATAAAGTGAATCCTGACAAATTCTTAAGAGGAAGAAGATGTCCTAACTGCAAAGCATCTCACGGAGAGAGCGCAATAAGAGATTACTTAGAAAAGCATAAAATTTCGTACGAAAGAGAATTTCGTTTCGAGGATTGCAGGTATATTAGGTCACTCCCGTTCGATTTTGTTGTGCTCCATACCGACCAGGTAAAACTAGCGATAGAGTTTGATGGTGAGCAACATTTCATCGAGAAAGAGTTTTATGGAGGGCGGGAATACCTAGAGAAAGTAAAAGAGCGAGACGCGATTAAAACCGAATATTGCAGAAAAAATGATATCCCTCTTTTACGCATCCCTTATTATAAGTTTGACAATATTAACGATATATTGAATGACTTTATTAGAAATCTAGACCTATGTACTTCATAGGTCTTTTTAATTCGCCAAAAGTACGTTAATACCGAGCCAAGCCGTTTAGAAATAAACGGAAGGTGTAACGACTAGGTCAAGGAGTCCTAACGTAGAGTCGAGGACAGTAAAGACCCAAGAGCGCTTGCCACCTAAACAGATATGCTGTAGGTGAAGATATAGTCTGAACTTATAGGAAACTATAAGAACTACCAGATTAAATGTCGGTAGGATAACATATTGATGCATTTAAATACGCTGCACCTTTGGCAAACACACTCGGAATATCGATGGAAACATTAGCGGCAGCAACGGGGATCATGACAGATGCCGGTATGCAGGGTGAACAAGCCGGTACAACGCTAAGAATGGCGTTAATCCGATTATCCGATCCACCGAATGAAGCGGCGAAAGCTATCGCAGACCTCGGACTTACGCTCAAAGACGCTAACGGCGATATGCTTCCGTTCGATAATATTATACAGCAACTAGCGGAAAGCACCGACGGAATGGGTAACGCGGCTAAACTAGCGGCATTATCGACGATATTCGGAGCGGAAGCGGCGAGCGGTATGTTAACGGTAATTGACGCTGGGCCCGAAAAGTTGCGGAAGTTTACGGAAGAACTGGAAAACTCCGAAGGGTCGGCGCAAAAGACGGCAACCGCGATGAAAGATAACTTAAAAGGCGCTGTCGAACAATTGGGCGGAGCATTTGAAACGCTTATGATTTCGATGGGAACCGCGCTTACGCCGGCTATTCAAGCGGTAACGAACGCATTAACTACGTTAATCAACTGGTTCAACGGACTTCCATCGTCAGTACAGTCGACAATTACGATAGTGGCGGCATTGACCGCGGTAGCGTTATTAGTTGTCGGTCCGTTATTGTTACTGGTCGGAATATTACCGATGATAGCGGCAGGCTTTACGGTACTAACGGCGACAGTATTACCGTTTATAGCTTCGATATTGCCTATTATTGGAATCGTAGCGTTAGTTATCGCAGCAATAGTCGGAATTGGCGTTGGTCTTGTTGTGGCGTATAAGAAGGTCGAATGGTTCCGGAATATGGTTAATACGGCGTGGGAAGCGATTAAGACCGCATTTAATACGGCGTTAACGTTTATTAAAGGAATCGTACAAACGGTAATGACTACGGTAAGCGCGTTTATCGGCGAAAAACTAGCGCAAATTAAAGCGTTTTGGGACGAAAATGGCGCGATGATTATGCAAGCGGCGACTAACGTTTGGAACGTAATAAGCACGATTATATCGACGGTCATGAACGTTATTTGGTCGGTAATGCAAGCGATATGGCCGGTTATTCAATTCCTTATTATATCGACATGGGAAGCGATAAAAGGCGTAATCAACGGAGCACTCAACGTGATTATGGGCGTAATCAAAGCGTTCGCGGCGCTATTTACCGGAAACTGGTCGGCGCTATGGGACGCAATCAAGCAAATCATCGGAGGGGCGGTTCAGTTCGTTTGGAACTTAATTTCCGTAATGTTTATCGGAAAGATTGTCGGAGCGGTCAAGATATTCGCTTCGGGAATGAAGTCGCAGATAACGAATTTATGGAACGTAATCAAGACCGTCTTTACCGCGTCAATCGGAGCGGTCAGAAACGCGATAACGTCCGGATTTAACTTTATTAAGTCATTCGTAACCAACACGCTAGGAACGATTCGGAGCGTAATTACTTCGGTATGGAACGGTATCAGATCGGTTATATCGTCGGTCATTAACGGAATAAAGTCGTTTATTACGAGCGGATTCAATGCGATGAGAAGCACGATATCAAGCGTAATGAACGGTATTAAAGGCGTAATTCAGTCCGGTTGGAGCGCGGCGCAGAATTTCTTATCGTCGATTAACTTGGTGTCCGTCGGTAAGAACATTATCCAGGGATTAATTACCGGTATAGGTTCGATGATGGGTTCGTTGATGGATAAAGCGAAATCTATCGCATCGAGCGTAACAGATACGATAAAAGGTGCGTTCGACATTAATTCACCGTCGCGAGTCATGAATAAGGAAATTGGACGTTGGATTCCTCCGGGGATAGCCGACGGAATGCTCGGAAGTATGGATTCGGTAAGCAAGGCGGCGGGTTCCGTTGTTGATGCAGCTATGCCGGAAATACCGAAACCTTCTGCAAATTATACGGCGCAACCAATTCCGGCAAGACAATCGCAAAGCAATTCCGAAGGCGTAAGCATGCGAAGAGTCGAAGCGCTACTCGAACAATTGTTACACAAAGATACGTCAATAAGTATCAACGGTAAGGAACTCGTACATGTAACGTATAACGACTACGACCGTTACGGCGGTAACAAGGTTAAATTATCGGAAAGGTGGGGTTAGCACATGGCGGAAATAAACGAAGGATTTACGTTCGCAGGCAAGTCGACGATGGAATCCGGCTACCGTTTAGTCGGACGTGAAGCGCCATCGCCTTCCGAAAAGGTTATCGTCGAAAGCGTTCCGTTCATGCATGGCGTTTACGACTTTTCGAGCATACTCGGCGAGCGCGTTTTCGAAAATCGTAATATAACGTATCAATTATTACTGCCGAAGCGTTCGTATCCTAGCCGTAAAATAGCGGAGATTAAAATAAAGCAGTGGTTAATGACGGCGGGTATACAACCGTTATACGATACGCACGACATCGGATATTACTGGCTCGGAAAGTTTACGGAAGTCACGGTCGAGGATAGTCATACCGATAACGCGCTTGTCGTGTCGGCTACCTTCGACTGTTATCCGTTTATGGTCGCAGAGCAAGCGGAAGGTAACGATATATGGGATACGTTTAACTTCGAACTTGACGTAGCGCAGACGGTTTCTTACGAAGTTAACGGCTCGAAAGAGATAACGTTGTATAACGTAGGTTCGCGTGGTTCAGTTCCGCAGATTACGGCTTCAAGCGCGATGTCACTCGAAAAGAACGGCGTAATATTTAATGTACCAAGCGGAACAACGAAAGACGAACTATTCCGGTTAGAAGTCGGAGAGAATCCGATTAAAATTACGGGCGCCGGCACGATTAAATTCGAATTCTACAAGGAGGTAATGGCTTAATGTATCTCGTTAAAATTTACGATGGTCCAAACGATTCGACCGGCATTGTCGTCCATTCTCCTTACGTAGATGGCGTTAAATTATCTAGCGGAAGTATTACGCAGAAGTTGGTAGGCATTGACGATTTTAGTTTTACGATAAATCCGTCGAATCCAGGCTATCGGAAAATCAAGCCGATGACAACGTTAATTAAAGTAACAAACGCTAAGACGGGAGCGGTCGAGTTTGACGGTAGAGTATTACAACCGCAGTACGAAATGTCTGACGGAGGTGCGTTCGTAGATTCGTATAATTGCGAATCGAAACTCGCGTACCTTTACGATTCAACGCAACGATTTGCGGAGGTTCACAATACGACGGTACGCGATTTCTTCGCCATGCTTATCGACCGCCACAACCAATCGGTTAGCGAACATAAACGTTTCAAAGTCGGCAATGTCACGGTTACTAATTCGACCGATAACGTGTATAGGTACGTAGATTATACGAAGACTTACGACACGATTAAGTCGAAGTTAATCGACCGGCTCGGCGGTTACTTAGTCGTCCGCGAAGAACTTGACGGAACATATATCGACTATTTGGAATCGGTAGGGGAAGTCAGTCCTACGACGATAAGTATTCGGAGGAATCTGAAAAGTATATCGCGAGACGTCGACCCTACTAACGTTATTACGCGGTTGGTACCGTTGGGTGCGCAAGTTAGCGAAGAAGGCAGTAATAGCGCGGCTAATCCACGCCTTACAATTGCGTCAGTGAACGGCGGAATAGATTACCTCGACGATTTAGCCCTGCAAGCGGAATTCGGCGTGATTGAAGGCGAAGTTACGTGGGACGATGTTACGATTGCGACAAACTTGCTCGCACGCGGTAACGATTACTTGGCGACACAGAAAGCGGCTATCGAGACGTACGATATTACCGCGCTAGACCTGTCACTTATCGGATTGGATATTGAAGGATTTAACGTCGGTAATTGGTATTACGTAGATAATCCGTACATTGTCGATAGAGAATCGCTACAGATTATCGAAAAGGGAATAGACATCGCTAATTCGCAACAATCATCGCTAAAGTTTGGCGAGCAGTCGCGAACATTAACGGAGTACCAAAAGACCGGAAATAAATCGGCGCAAGAAGTAATCGCGCTTAGGCAGACGGTCGAAAGGCAAACGCAATCTATCGGAAATCTAAAGAACGAAATTAACGACGTAAATAACGCAGTAACGACGATTCAGATTACGTTAGAGGAAAACGACATACCGGCACTAGAGAACGCCGTATCCGATTTACAAGACGCGATAAACAGTCTTAACGAAGCTATCGATGCTATTCCGAACTATCAACGTGCGACCGCCGATTCTGACGGGCTTATGAGTAGCGGAGATAAGTCGAAATTAGATTTAGTTAGCGTATTAACTGCGGTAGATTTAGACGCGCTAAAAGCGAAACTCGGCTTAATTACGGTAGTGAATCCGATTGACTTAGACGCATTAGAAGCGAGAGTGGCTGCGCTCGAAAGCGGTGGAACTAATGGCTAAGATAGCGGAATTGGCGAAAGAGGTAAAAGAACTAGCGGAGAAATTAGTTAAGGAGGTTCGTGCTAATGGCGAAAATACCGGAAACGATAAAAAGGTTAGCGGATGATATACGTACGAAAATTTATGGTGCGGAGGTACGGGAGTCCTTGGCGGAAGGTATCGAAAAGTCCGCCGAGATTTCCGAAGAATCTAATGAGCGTAGCAAAACTACGGAAGTAAGACAGGCGCAACTAGAGACGAAATATGACGAACAGATTGCGAATATGACGAATGAGAATCCGTCTATTTCGGAATTAGTGGACTTCCGCACGAGTTCCGTTACGGGGCAAACGTATCAGACGGCGGGGAAGCGTGCGGATGCAGTTGATGCGCAGTTGGCAGACAAAGCGAACCAAACAGATGTTTCAACGCTTCAAACCAAAGGAAGCAAAAAGAAGTTTGTTCTATACGTATCTTCTTCAAAAATCTATGTGGGTATGCGGTTAAACTCAACACAAGACATCCGTTTTGAATTTACTAATTTGAATGTAAATGGCACATGGCAATTCACAAGGATATACCTGTTTAGCAATACTGATAAGTACCCTTCAAATGATTTTACCTCTATCGGAACACCTAAATTAAGTGGTGGGACAGATTTTATATCACCGTTTGTCGTAAAAGCAGTCGCAAACGCTACTGGTGATTGGGTAGACAAAGATACAAGTTTTCGTTTTACAGGTGGATTTCATGATTATAACGGAGGTATTGGAGCACTTTCACCAAACACAGTATTAGCAACTGCAAAAAACTATATCCTAGACATCTTTTATGACAACATAAAAACAACAGTCACAACGGCAGGCTCCTATTATGCTGATGATGTTTATATTAAGGCACAGCAAAGAGTTCAAGCCTACAACACCATGCTTTCAACGGGAGGAGGGCGTGAGGTATTAAACTTAGATGTTGAGTACCGTTTCAAAGAACCTCTTGTGATGGATGTAGATATGTTTATTGAAGCAAGAGAAGATATTGATATTAATATTTGGTATGGATTTATCATGGCGATGGACGGTGCTCATGGTGCTGCTGCTCAATGTAGAATGTCGGGTACTGACGGGAACACAAAAGTAGTTACAATAAATTCAGCATCGGGAACCATTACAAACGTAAAAGTAAATCGTCTTGAATTTATGGCACATGACCGTACTTTTAAAATGATTCAAGAAATCAATAATAACTTTGGATTAGGTGGTTATTACGCTAAAGATGCAGACCAACCTTATATCTCGTGGGCATCAACTAACAAGATTTACCCTTGCCCAATAAAGAAAAGCACTGGGACATATTTGCGAATCCCTTGGGCTTCAGGTGCAAACTACAATTGTAAAATCAAGGTTCTACCTTTTTAAATTAGGATAAAATATTCAAATTTTCATAGACCTCAATTCCTATCTATTATAATATATTGGTAATAATAGGTTTAGGAGGAAAGTTCTTGTATACTGAAGTCAAGAAATTTAGTCGAAAAGTAATGAAAAAATCATTGCATTATACTTTTTGGAAAAGTGAAAAAGCCAAAAGGCTATTATTAACTAAAAAGTATAATGCAATTGAACGTAGTCAAGAAGTATCAGAAAATACGACTCAATACAGTGAATTATATAAAAGATTATCGGCCGGAGACGTTAAAAGGATAAAATTAATTGGTGATAGTATTACTGCTGGTGTAGGAGTGTTAAGTTATTACGAAAATAAGAAAAGTAAGGTAATATTCGATAATAAAAAAGGAGAAGTTTATTACGAACCACATCATACAATCTTGTCTTGGAGTAATTATTTTCGACACTACGTTAATAAAAATTTTCCAAGTGTAGATTTAATCAATTGTGGAATTGGTGGAAAATCTGCTAAATGGGTTAACACTAACAAAGATTATTTAATCAACAATAATGAGGATATAGTATTTGTAATGCTGGGCACAAATGATAGATGGGATTCTTCTTCTTTAGATGAATACAAAACAAACCTAGAAGAATTACTTGACAATATAAGTAACAACTCAAAATTAATGTATGTCCTTTGTCCCCCACCTACTTTAAACGATAACAGATTCTCATTTGGTATGGATGAGATAAACAAAGTTGTTAAAGCTATTTGTGAAGATCAGTGTTATAATTACATTTCATTTTATGATCATTTGATGGAATACTCGAAGAATAATAACATTGAATTGGATAAAATGTTTGAAACAACAGGATCTCATCCTGTGCAAAAAGGATACGACGAAATGTGGCGTTATCTAGGCAGAGAATTAACTTTAATTACAGAATCTTAATATAGGTGGAAATGACGTGAGAAGTAATTTTATTATTTTAAATTTAAAGTTTGGAAAATGGATATTAAACAAAAGAAAATTAGTATTTGTAGACAATTTCTTATGGATGCTTTATAAAATCTGGAATAAATTTTTAATAGATTTTATTTTAGGTACAGAGATTCCCGCAGAAACAGATATAGGAAAGGGTCTTATATTGGCTCACGGTGGGAAGGGTGTTGTTATCCACCATCATGCAAAGATAGGCGACAACGTAACTGTTTATCATCAAGTCACTATTGGTGGGCATGGTCTGGGGAATTTTGATGAAGCTTATAAAGAAGCAAATAAGCATAAGGCTGTATCTGCGCCTGTTATTGGTAATAACGTTACTATTTTCACAGGGGCTAAGATCATTGGTCCAGTAACAATTGGTGATGGTGCCATAATAGGTGCAAACGCAGTTGTTATTAAGGATGTTCCTGCTAAAGCAACCGCAGTAGGTGTGCCAGCTAGGAATATTATAAAATAGTTAATGTTGAATTGGAGAAAAATGCGCAGTAACTAAAATCACGAAGTCACCCTTGCGGTGGCTTTTTTTAATTTGCCGAAAAGGAGGCGCAAACAATGTCGGAGCCAAGCGGGCATGAGCTTAACGAAAAAATCGCAGACATACGCGAATGGTTAGTGCGAATTGATACGAAAGTTGACTACTTTAACGAAGTTAAAAGTACGGCGGAAGAAGCGGAAGCTAAGGCAGATAAGGCGCTAGCTTTATCGGAAGAGAACCGACAAGACATTCGCGACATGCAGGCGAACGGCAAATGGGTTTGGGGGACGATCCTAACGGTAGCAGCGATCCTTGTTTCGATAGGAATCGCAGTTTTCACATAAGCCAGTCGGTCGCCGCGACTGTCCGTTGGCTACGTTACAAAACGCGGCGCCGACCTTAGATAAATTATAAACGAAAGGAAGCGGTTGGACAATGGCAAGCTTCGAAAAATTAGCGAAGTTAAAGGACTTACGAGGCAAGACGAAACGTAAAGGTTCATATACGGATTATGGCGTAAATAGTAAGACGGATATTGCGATTCACCACTCGTTAACTAAAACGGGGAATAGCGCGGCCTTCGCAAACTATCACGTAGGAAGTCTCGGATGGCCGGGAGTTGCGTATCACTTCGTTATCTTAAAAGACGGCACGATTGAATGGAATCATAATCTCGGAATTAAATCGTATCACGTCGGTAATTCAAACAAATTCGCGGTTGGCATCTGCGTAGTCGGAGATTTCCGTAGCGAAGAACCTACGGACCAACAAAAGGCGAGCTTAAAAGCGTTACACGACTGTTTAAAACGCGATATGACGAAGTACAATCGTACTAGAGAGCATCGCGAATTTCCGGGATATGCTTGGAAAGACTGCTGTTGTTTCGATTTCAAAGCGATAATTAACGGAAAGGCTAGCGGAAGCGTTACGGTATCAGCGCCTAAAACGGAAGTTAAGTCCGAAGTGGTCGTTGCGCCTAAACAGATACTTTTACGAAGAGGCGATAAAGGTGCGGAGGTTCGTGCCGTACAGTCCGAACTTAAAAAGCACGGTCACAATATCGCATTAGACGGCGACTTCGGTCCGGCAACAGAAACGGCGGTCAAAGCGTTCCAGAAAGCGCACGGCTTATCGGTGGACGGAATCGTCGGTCCGAATACGTTAGCGGCGCTTGCGAAAAATGCTCCGATTAAGAAGGCGATCAAGTCGTCTAGCTACCCGTTACCTGGCGGAGTATTACGTAGAGGCGACCGTGGCAATTCCGTTAAGCAACTACAACGAGCGCTTAAAGCGGCTAACTTCGATCCTGGTACTATCGACGGAATTTACGGAGGTAATACGGAAGATGCCGTACGCCGATTCCAATCGATGTATGCCGACTTAGCTGATGACGGTGTTTACGGACCTAAGACGAAAAATAAACTAGCGGAGGTGCTTTCGTAATGGAAGAAGTATTATTGTTTGCAACGGTGTTAGCTCCGATTCTCACCGCGTTAGTCCACCTCGTTAAAAAGACAGTTAATTTACCGGTTAATATAATACCGTTAGTAAGTTTCTTGCTCGGAATTGCGTTAGGCTACATCGCGTACCCATTTACGGATTTAGATACGGTTCTGCGGTTGTGGGCCGGAGGGTTTGCGGGATTAGCTGCGACAGGACTCTTCGAACTCGGTACAAAACGGGAAGGTACGACTAAGTAAACGAAACTTTTACGAAGCTCTTGCGTATTACACCGTAAGGCTTCGCATACATATTTAACGTAGCGGTAATCACCGGAAATATAGTATAATAATACCAAACGAAAAGGGGCGGATTACAATGACGGAAGCAAGCGCAAGTTCAACGTTCAAAACGATAGATGTCGTAAAGAAAAAGACACCGGCCGGAGCAGTCGGTAAATTCATCGGAGTTTCACTCGGAATCTTTGGCGTCATTATTGGCGCGGCTTTATGTCTGACGATTATCGGAATACTTATCGGATTTCCGTTAATGGTTATGTCGGTAGGCTTAATTATCGGAGCGCAAGGATTCCAGCAAGTTAAATGCGCTCACTGCGGAAAACGTACGAAAGTATTGAAAACGAAAGAAAACTTCGATTGTCCTAAATGCCGTCAACTAACGGTGATTAATTGGCGATAAAATAACGAGGCGCTTCGGCTTAACGGTCGGGCGCCTTTTTTTTGCGTTTATATATCGAAAAACTTATCGCGGTCAACGTCGTGGCCCATCGACTTTAACGCTCGCTCCACTTTAACCCACGTAGAAATCTTCGGCACATGCTTCGAATCATCGCAAATCCTCGTCATCGTCGCTGTACTTATCTTCGCCTTCTTCGCTATTTCCGTTTGCTTTAAACCTTTTCGATCTAACCACTTTCCGAATTTACTGCGCGGTTTTCCTAGTCCGAACATACTCGCCAATCCCTTCGCTCTTTTTATCCGTCAGTCTGTCCGAAAATTACATTTGTTAAACGTGGCAAAAATAATGGCATAACGGACGAACAGTCGCTAATACGATATAACATACAAAACAAATGACGTATCCAACGTCGCAAATTAGCGCTTATTGTTCGTCAAGGTTCGTTAGGTATATCGCCAAGCTAAAACCCGTCAGATCAAGCGCTAGGCACGTTAAATCATGGCGAAATAAGCGGAACTATTCTTCGAATATAAACGGTGGAGGTGGCGCTTTTGATTATCGAAATAATTTCATCGCTAGCAATGGGCGGTATAGTTGCCGGTGCACATTTAAAGAAGAACGGAAGCGGCGGAGACGATCACCGAAAAATAGAAAAAATCGCGGCTGCTTGCGGACTCATCGTAAAGGACGGTGATTTAAAACGAAAGATTCGAATATTCCGTCGGACTAAAACGGACAGCTACGTCGAATACGTTTATCAGATTCCGTTAGGACTTTCGTTCGCTGACTTCGAAAATAAGCGGAGTAATTTCCAGGATGGCTTAAACGTAAAAAGGTCGGTGATAAACGTATCACTCAGCGACTTCAAAGCGATAAATTGGCGCAAGCATCCGAAAGATATCGTCGAACAAATACGTAAACTCATTAAAAAGCGCTCGCACGGTCGCAAGGAAATCGAAATGGAATTCGACGGCATGCTGAAGATCCGCGTTTATAACGAAGCGCTTGCCGAGTTTGTTCCGTTTAGCGACGAACTACTCGGGCGGTGTAAGTCGTGGGAGATTCCGATAGGGGAGACGCGGAAAGGTTTCATAACGCATGACACGGAACTCGGACATATGGTCGTAGCTGGCGCAACTCGTTACGGTAAGTCGGTATTTCTTAAAAACGCCATAACATCGCTAATCGCACGCAAGCCTAACGACGTTAAATTTACGCTTATCGATTTAAAAGGCGGCTTAACGTTTGCCCGATATAATGGCGCAAAGCAAGTCGAAACGATTGCGAAAGATGTATCCGAAAGTCTTGACGCTCTAAGAGCGATACTCGACGACATGACCGAGAAGCAAGCCGACTATCTCGCCAAAGGTTACGAAGATATCCGAGAAGCGAAAGATCCACGACGACACTTTATCGTAGTAGACGAAGCGGCGCAATTAGCGAGTAAAGGAATAACGGACACGGACGAAAGGAAGATGCGGATTGAATGCGAAACGATACTCGCAAAGATTGCGCAAGTTGGAGGCGGACTTGGCTATCGGTTAATCTTCTGTACGCAATATCCGACCGCCGACACGTTACCGAGACAAATCAAACAGAATGCTGATACGAAAGTGTGCTTCCGGTTACAAACGTCGATAGCAAGTAATGTCGTACTTGACGAAGACGGAGCGGAATCCTTGCCGAAAATAAAAGGACGGGCGATTTATCTGACGCCTGACGGTAAGCAAATCGTTCAGACTCCGTTTATAGAAAACGAATATATCCGAAAGACCATCGAGCCTCACGTAACTATTCGAGCGAGAAAGGAGAATGCGGATAATGAAGGCGGTAATAAAACGGGAGCAACGGGAGGAAGCTATACTCTTATCGTTGAAGACGCTTGACTATCTGACGCGATCGCAGATCCAGGTGTTGCATGGTATTGGAAGCTCGCGTTCGACGTCGCGTATAATGAAGGAACTCGAAGACTCAGCGTATGTTAACAGCTTCCGAGATGGCGAAAAGGTTTATTACCTCAGCCGAGAAGGTCGCGATAGAATTGGCGCTAGTCGCATCCGAAAGAAAACGTTACAAGCGCGTCATTTTATCATGCGTAATTCGTTGTACATCGCGTTCGGATCTCCGTCTACTTGGAAGAACGAGCAACGATTTGCGATAAAAGAACGGAAGGAGCTACGAATAATTGCCGATGCTACTTTCGTATCTGACGGTCGCTATCATATCGTAGAAATCGACCATACGCAGAAGATGTCCGCCAACCGAGCGAAGATTGAGAAGTATCGGAAGCTAATCGAAATAGGCGCGTTCAAGGTTGCGCCAAGATTCGTATGGATGACGGTGACAGATTATCGGAGGAAACAACTAGCGAAACTTTGCGAAGGACTTGACGTTCAGATATTTACGGTTAACGATTTTCATTAATAGGAGGCGTTTATAGTGGCGAAAATTAAACGTGTAGGAACGATTAGGGAATTTATGTCGGGGGATTACGGAAAGGGCGGTAATAAGAAACGGTCGGTTATCGAGTATCGCGAACGTCAAGAAAAGACGGCGCTAGTTGCGGCAACACTTTCGACGGTGACTGCGATATTTAGACCGATAGGAGCGAGCGCAGGACCAATCGAAGGCGCTATCGTACAGAAGACCGTTAATGCTTTCGATCCGATTATCGATTTAATACAAGGGCTTTCGTATCCGGTCGCGCTTATCGTTATGTTGTCGGCGGGCATCATTTGGATGATCGGAAATCAAGATCGGGCGATGACGATGATACAGCGAGCTGGCTTCGGATACATTATCGTTCAGATGGCGCCGATGCTTATGAATATTATCGTAGATATGGCGAAGGCTTTCTAAGTTGGCGGTTGCATATCGAACGTATATTCGTATATAATAACGTCAAAAGGATTCGAAAGGATTGACGCAAATGATTAAAGACCGCGGTAATAAGAAATGGACTTCGCTCATGCTGACGGATCATGTCGGACTACTCCGAGATTATTTCGCTGAGGGTGGTCGGATTGAGCAGCCGATACTTGACGAATATGAGATCGAAGAGATAGAAGCGCGGATTCATTTAGCGATGGAAGAGAATGCGGCGCTAGAGTTTCGGTACTGGCGAGATGGCTTCGTTAGTAGCGTGGTCGGGCGCGTACATTACGTGGACCCTTTGACGAAGGAGCTGAGAATCGTTGAGGAGACTGGCGCCGTAACGCGTTTGAACTTCCGGGAGTTGACCGGAATTCGGTAGCGTACGATTTTCGTATATACGTGTTGACAGGCGTAAGAAACCGTGTTATATTTATGTTCGTGACGATGAAACGCTCACGTACGATTTGACTAGGCGGTGATATGCCGCGCGATTTTCGGGGATATATCGAATAGTACGCAGTCATATCGGATAGTACGCGGTGATAACCGTCGTATTCATTGATAACGTGCCAGTGTGGCGGAATTGGCAGACGCGCACGACTCAAAATCCGAAGTTGTGCACGGAATAACGCCGATGACTATAAACGTTGATATGACGAGCGATTCACGATATGTGGGTCGCTCTTTTCGTGTTTACCGCGTACGACCGTTTCATATGTCCGAAATAATATTCGGAGGTGGTGCGCTTTGGCTCGCCGTAGTAATAAAATCGTAGTAGAAACCGTAGAAAAGGAAAAGCAACCGGAAGTCGTAACGGAGGACTTCGAGACATCGCTTCATATGTTTTTACGCGACTGTAAAATACGCAATCTAAGCGAGCATACGTTGAAATATTATAAGAACGAATTGATCGGATTCCGTTCGCTGTTAGAGGCGCAGGGACTATCGACAACGCCCGAAAAGGTGACGCTGAAGATTATAAAGGAAAACGTAATCCTTTATATGATGGAGACGCTAGAGCGGAAGGAGACGTCGATTAATACGAGACTTCGCGCAATCCGTTCGTTCTTTAACTTCCTCGAAAAGGAGCGTATGATAACGGAGAATCCGGCGAAGGAGTTATCGTTAATCCAGCAGAAGAAAGAGGTTATCGAAACGTTTAGCCGCGAGCAATTACGGACGATCCTACGCCAACCTAATCTCGAAACGTTTACGGGGCTACGCGACTATACGTTGATGTTATTTCTCGTTGAGACTGGCGTTAGGGTTCGTGAATTAACGGAGATTAGCGTAAGAGATATTCGATGGGAAGATTCGCAAGTATTAATTAACGGAAAGGGCTATAAGGACCGGTTGGTGCCGATACAGACGACAACTAAGAGGCAACTGCGGAAATATATAGCGGTGCGTGGCGATGTTAAGAGCGATGCCTTATTCGTAACAATCGATAATACTCCGTTGACGATTCGCCAGGTGCAAGAGCGGATCAGTAAATACGGAAGAATGGCGAATATTAAAGACGTGAGGTGCTCGCCACATACGTTTCGGCATACTTTCGCTAAAATGTCCGTACAGAATGGCGCTGACGTTTTCGCGTTGCAGGCGGTACTCGGACATACTTCGTTAGAGATGGTGCGGAATTACGTTAACTTATTTAGCAGCGATGTGTTCGAGAGCCATAAGCGGTTCAGTCCGGTTGAGAAATTATTCTAACGATAAAAGACCTTACGGTAGGAAGCGGCGAGTTTATTCGTCACCTTCTTTCGTAAGGTCTTCTGCTAATTTACGTAAAAATAACATTATCTCCGTAGTTTTCTTCGGGTCTTTTTCTATTAAATCGTCGACCATTCCGTGGACCATCATATTACGGAAGTCTCGGGCGCTTTCGTATATCTCTTTCGGCTTGATGTGATCGGCTTCTAAAAATTTATCTCCGTTTAATTCGCGCCATCTATCGAATACTTTATAAACTTCGGGATCTAAAACGGGAATTATCGGAATTTTATGTATTTCGTTAAACGAGCTTATTAGCTCTGGTCTATCGTATAAATCAGCTAACTTCGTAACGGTTTCTAATTTCGGAGATTTTCTCCCCTTCTCTATATCGTAAATGAACGTTAAAGATACGCCAACCTTTTCGGAAACTTCTCTTGCGGATAGCTTCGAGGCATTGCGAGCTTCGCGTAACAAATCCCCAAATTCATTATTATCTTTCATCGTTTCTCCTCCAAATGAAAACCTATCTCATAAGTATAATTTACCATCATTATAGTCAAAATCAAAACTTTTTATTTATTTATTTTATTCGTTTTTTGACGACCGCCATTTTCCTCCGTATAAATAAGCGAAAGAAAAATTACACGGAATACTGCGCGAGGTAATTAGTTTTCAACGTATTATGACGTGTAAGATATTAAATACGGAAAGGAGGGCGCTAGGTTGACCGAAGTACACATCCGACAAGGTAACGTTCGCAGCGGATTCACACTCGTATATCACGAACTATTCGATTTATATCATCCGTTAATCGGCGACAAGGCAACGCTGTACTATACGTACTTGCTTCGTTATCGTAACAACGAACAAGGCGGAGACTCTTACGGAAAGTCGTGGCAAGGGCGGAAAGGTGTCGCGGAGAAATTCCAGTTATCGTATTCGACGTTACCGCATCTTGACGCGATACTCGAAGCTAGCGGATTGATCTCGATTGAGACGAAAAATATCGGAAGGGGTCGTGATAAGATTTATTACGTCGTGCACGATCCGTTAGATCGCGAGAGGTTTCGCGAAAAGAATATCGAGATTGAGGCGCGGTTGGTTGCGTATATAGCCGAAAATGATAAGGCGAAACATCTCGTAGGGAAGGTGTTAAAGGCTAAACTTACACCCGGATAACTTATAGTTACGCTAGGATAACTAATAAACTACGCTAGTGTAACTGAAAAAGAATATCTTTAAAAAGAATTATTTAAAGAGAATAAGTACGTTACGCCAATACAAAAACGTATTGTCGCTATGGTTATAATAGGAATGTATTTATCGGTAAAGGCATAGCCGAATATACGATAGTATATGAGGTAACGGTTTTAATTAACGGTATTATAACGAAAGGAGAACGATATTATGACGGTTAAAAAATACAACGATAAACCTGTCGCTAACTGGACAACGAACGACTTTCTCGCTTATCTATCCGACCGCCACCTCGAAGTCTACGGAACGGAATACCTACCGCCTGGACGCAACTGGCAAATCGAGCGCGGCCTTATTGGAACGCTTATCGGAACTCGCGGAAAGAACGCCAAGCCTCGCAAATATGAGCCGGAGTTAGTGAGACGTTTCATAGACGAATGCTTCCGAATCCATAGGTGTACACCGCAGTATCCTACCGTCAGCTTCACGTGGCTGTATAAGTGGAAGACGGACGTGTGGGCGAGGTTAGTTGCGGAAGAGGCTACGAAGCAGCGCCAGGCAGAGGCGGTAGAGTCGGTCGGAATGAGTGCGGATGAGTTAGACGGATGGTTATGACGAAATAGCCCGTGTGATTTATCGAATTAGATTTCCATTATATTACGAGGAGGTTAGCGGATGAAAATTAGTCACGCTTGGTGGATCGGATTAGTTTGCGGTATTGTCGGTGGGATAACGTCAATATTAACTATCGCAATACTCGAAAGAATATTCGGATAGAAAGGAGTTTTCTAATGAACAATCACGCTAAATCATGCGTACTATCCTCACGATGCAAAGTCGCCAACTCAGCGAAATGCAACGGTCAATGTCCGCACTGGATTAGTCTACACGGCGCGTCAGGCTCAGGCGGAAGATCTGCGGCAACTGGTCTACCGAAAGAGTATCGGCTTGTGACGCTAGAGAGCTCGCCTGTAGCGACGGAGCAACCGAAGATATACGAAACACTAGCGAAGTATATAACGACGTTTGAGCGCCAATTTGAGGACGGTGATGACAACCGAATCAAGTCGCTTTACCTCTATTCGGAATCGCCAGGCACCGGTAAGACGACGACGGCGAGCGCGTTAATTAACGAATATCTCATCGCCAATTATATCGGATCTTTGAAACGCGGTAGGCAGGCGGATCAGAGAGCGGCGTACTTTTTGGACGTTAACGCTTTTCAAACGGACTATAACCTCGCAACTATGACGAATGATGAATCGGCAATGAACGAAATTAAGGCGACAATTAAGCGGACTCAGCTATCGCCGTTTGCCGTATTAGATGATATTGGCGTTCGTTCAGCGTCAGAAGCGTTTAGATCGTATGTCCATGCGATTATTAACTATCGAACGACTAACGGATTACCGACGGTATTTACATCGAATTTACCTATCGAAGAAATGAAGACGGTATTTGATGCGAGGCTTTACGATAGGATGCGCGACCAATGTTTAACGTTAGAATTCGGCGGTGAATCACATCGCGGAGTGCGTAAGCAGGACCAAAGGGGGCTACGTTGATGAATAAACGTATTAGAAAGAAACATTCCGATAAATTATATCGATGGGCGGTCGAATTCTTAGTTTGGTATACGGATGTACCTGAAAAAACTGTAATCGAAGAATGCGGTCAAGATATTCGCGAGTTATCGAAAAGTAACGACATTCAGTTAATGCAGATTTATTTAGACTGCGAAAGTATCGACTTAATGATTCGCCACAAATGCGGATGGTACTCGGAGGTGTCCGAATGACCAACGCCAATAACAGCAACAACGAAAACGAAGACGAACGCATCATCGACGAAATCATCGAAGTTGATCTTCCGGCCACTTTCGCCGACCTAGTTGAAGTCGAAGGGTATGGCGTTAGAGTCTTTCGCGTCTTCGGCTATCGTATCGAAAACTGCTTTACGGAGGAGCGCGAATGGGTCGACGTAGTTTACGAGCTTATCGACGCTGTGAATGGCGAATGGCTTGAAGCGGACGCTGATGACGTTGAGTTACTCGCCGACGCTGAAGATGCCGACGTTTATATGCAGACAATAGATTACGAGAATTATCCGAAGTCGTTTATGGAAATGTGGTCGGCGCCAGATGGAGACGGTTGGAGCGCTAATAAAAACGATATGGGAGGCGGTAATATGGCGAAGCAAGAGCGAAAACCTACTGCGAGGGAATTGTCGGCAAAGTTGGCGGAGGAAATGAAGAAGGCGCGTAAGGAACGGAAAGAAAAGTTAGATAACGAGTTGGACCGTTATAACTTCTTTAAGCGGCAGTTTGAGAGAACGCAAGACAGGCGCGATAAGGAAGCGATGGAGACGGTGATGGCAGAGATTGTGAAATTACGTAATGAAGAATAGATTTAAAAAGCGACATAAAACAAGGAGGAAGAAATGAAGTTAATAATACCGTTTTTAATAGCTACTATTGCTTTAGTTGGGTGTGGAAAAGAAACTGTTGTAACGGAAATTACACCAAGTGAGACTAGATTTAATGGCATTAACGCTGAGTATATCAACATTATTACTGATTCAGAAACAGGTTGCAAATATATTTTTGTTGTAGATGGTGCTGGTACTTATAGAACTACAGCTATGTCACCTCTATATAAGGCTAGTGGAGTTGTGGACTGTAACTAATGCACATTTCAAAGAAATTACGAAACTAAAAGGAGGTTGATCGCGTGAATTATACGTCACTATTATTCTCGAAACTTATCGACAGCAACGATCCTGGCGTCCTAAAGCGCCATAATATCGAACGCACCGACATGCCGACCGATGCCGACAAACGTATTTACGATTTCATTACGTCATACGCCGAACAGAACCGGGGCCAAGCGCCCTCTTACGCAACAATGGTCGGAGAGTTTAGCGACTTCACCTACGTCGAACAGGTGTCGGACGGCTACGAATATCTAACGCGTCAGATTAAGTCGCAGTCGGCAAAGTTGGCGCTAAAGGATCTTATCGAAAATAAGTTATCGGAGGCTTTTGCGAAGACTGATGGTAATATTTTATTAGATGACTTGATTGATGACTTAAAATCGATTAAAATTAATACGAACACTCGTTCTATAATCGGTACGAACATTAAGACCGAAACCGACGCATTCCTAGACGAATACCGCCGACGTAAGTCCGGAGAATCATTTAAGATATGGCGCTCGAAGTTTCCGTTAGTAAACGAACAAATTGGCGGATACCTTAGCGGAAACCTTTACACCTGGTACGGACGGTCCGGTCGCGGTAAATCCGTATTCACAATGGAAGAGGCGATTGAGTCAGCGTTTCAAGGCGCTAACGTCCTAATATGGGCGCTAGAGATGTCGAAGTTCGAATGGATGGCTCGCGCTTACTCTTCGATATCAGCTCGCGAAGGGCTCATCGTCGATAAGATAAACGGCATAGATTACGAAGTCGGTTTCGAAAATAAGGCGCTTCTCATGGGCGGACTTGACGAAGAATTCGAAGCGGCGTTCGAAATATTCCTGGCGACGATTAACGAGAAGATTCCGGGGAATATAATTGTTAGGGCGGTCGATGACGAAGACTTTTATCAGCGCGGAGTTAAGCAGTTAGAAGCGGACATTATACAAACGAAGGCTGACGTCGTTGTTATCGATCCTATTTACTACCTCGATTACGAAGCAAATACGTCGAAAACGGCGGGAGGGGATGTCGCTAATACGTCGAAGAAACTGCGCCATATTGCCGGTTATACTAAATCGGTTATTCATGTTATTACTCAGGCGGAGGAGGTTCGCGATGATACTGACGGAGATGGGAATCGCGAGTTACGACCGCCGAAACGTGCCGAAATCAAAAAAACGAAGGCGGTGCTCGAGGATGCTGCGAACACATTCGGCATAGATACGTTGGATGGCGCCGGTATTATCGAGATCGGTAAGGGGCGTAATGGCGGAGAGGGAACGCGCGTCGAAGTTCTTTATCTGCCGAATTACGGAATCGTGCGCCAAATGGAGACCGGTCCGTCTGCAGCGAGTCAGTTCGATTTCTAATTTGTATGTGAATTCACAATGTTTGTTGTTATAATACGTAACAAGATGTTCTCAAGGTAGTAGATGTCCATTATTTTTTTCAATAGGTAAATTGTTCGAAAAAACAGTAGGAAGTGGTGGTTTACATGGGACTGGTGCATCTGTAGGATAGCTTTGGGAAACAGCAACAATCCTAGCAAAATGCTGATGTATACTACGTTCCTAGAATGAAAATGTTAATAAAAACATTAAATTATGCCCGAATAGAACCAAACGTACCTTATAAATTTATTATACAATAAGTGGGAGTTGATTTACGTAGGAGGTATACATCATGGTAGGGAAAGAAATCAAACGTTTTAGACTCAATGCAGGGCTAACTCAAAAAGAACTTGCGGTAAAAGCAGGTGTAACTCAGCAATGCATTAGTAAATACGAAAAAGGAAACGTAAATTACGATTACCGAATATGTTTGAAAATATTCGAAGCATTGGATATGGAATTTTACTTTAAAAAGAGAGGAGAATAAACATGACGATAATAAGAGTACGCAGTCGACCGGTGGACGTCGACTTAGTGGCGGAGCTTGAAGCGTTCGAGTGGACGAGACCACGTTGGACTTCCGATAAACTACTCGCAGCAAGTCCATTCAGATATGACCGAACGCCGTCGTTCTTTGTAAACCTTTCCGAAGGCGATTACGCAGGCACCTGGAGCGATTCCGGATATTATGACGAAGAGTGGAAGTCGGGCGGTTTCGTTAAGTTACTATCGTTTCTGCGTAATGAAACGTTTGAGGAGACGGAGGATTATTTGCTCGAAAGCTACGCGGCTGATTGGTCAGGCGGTGAAATAACGCTGAAGCTGCCGAAGCTAGAAATCGCAAAGGAACGGCGCTATCTTAGCGAGGATCTATTATCGGAATATCGCTATCGGCATCCGTATTTAGAGAAGCGGGCAATCCCGGATAAGATTCAGCGGTTATATAACGTTGGTTATGACCGCAATAGGCAAGCGGTCGTAATTCCGTGGTATGACGCGCGAGGACGGCTTGCTAACGTTAAATATCGGTTGATCCGAGGGAAAACGTTCTGGTACGAAAAAGGAGCGGTTCCTATTCGCGAATTAGTCTACGGGCTCAACGTGGTACACTCGCGTTCGATTAGGTCGGCCGTCCTATGTGAGGCGGAAATAGATGCGATGTCGTGGGCGAGCGTTGGGAAGTTCGGAATAGCCGTCGGTGGCGTCAATTTTACGGACGTGCAAGCGGATATGATTAAGCGTAGTCCGATCGAGCATTTAATAATCGCGGCGGATAACGATAAGGCTGGCGCTAAGTTGGTGGAACAGGTCGAAAGAAAGATGCGAGGTTACGTCGAATTAGAGTCGGTGGACTGGCGTGGGATACAAGCGAAGGATGCAAACGAGGCTTTAGTCACGGAAAATCTACAGGTAATTCGTACCAATTCGGTAGAATCGCTTAGATTCGACAAGATGCGACCCTAAATGTCGACGAATATATGTCGAAAGTCTAACCGTTAAAGTAGTATAATAAATACAAGTTACGGTAGAGCGGAACTTTCGCCTAGACGGAGCGAGAAAATTAAATACCTCCGTCTGCGACCGACCTACTTGCGTGATATTTCGAAGATAAATAGATCGCTAATATCACAGCCGCATATGACAGCGAGCTTCTTAGCGGTAAGAATGGACATGTTGATTTCGCTGTTTTCATACTCGGAAATGCGTGACTTGCTTACGCCTAGCAGTTCTGCGACTTGTTGCTGCGATAAGCCAGCGCGCTTGCGTCGGTCGCGAAGTAGACAACGCTTGATGCGTACTTCGACCGTCATTTCGCACCTCCGAGGAAGATTATACCACATTACGCACGACCCTCAAAAAAGTTTCAATTATTTCGAATTAATGGTTGTCTTTTTGTAACCTAAGTAGTAAAATGAAAATACGGTAAATTAACCCAAGCCTACTCGACAAAATAAAATAGAAAAATATTTTAAAAGTTTTTTGACGCTAGGCTAATTTCTCCGTATAAATAAGTGTAAGAAAAAACAACAATTAAATAATGAGAGGAACGATGTGAATGTCCAAAGTTAACCGCATCTTAGTTAATCAGTTAGCTTGCGATTATCAAAACGGAGATGAGGAGGCATTCGAACGACTCTATACGATGTTTGAGCCGAAGATGAAACGGTTGGCTGCCGTAAAGTCTATCGAAACTGACATCGAAAGAGACGAATTCATGAGTGCGCTTCGAGAAAAGTTTGTTATCGCATTAACCCGATGGAAAATCGAAATGGGGGCAGCGTTTTCTACATACTGGTTCCGAGCATCACAGAACGCAGTCACCGATGTAATTAGGGATTGGTACCCCGAAGGACATCGAGACATTGACGAGCTAGGTGAGGCGGATTATAAATCGGATACTTTAAAGTATAATGCGAAGTCTGAAATGGAATTATCGGTCAACAGCAAAAAAGACCAATTGGCGTTGGTCTCTGAATTAGTAGCTCGTTCAGGCAAGAACGGCGCTAAAGTTATAAAAATTGTGAATTGTTTTAAAAGTAATCCGGAATTGTCTTTGAGAGAGGTTGGCAACCTCGTTAATGAATCAAAGCAAACCGTTCAGTACAGATTAAAAAATCTCGGTAAGCACTTCGACGAAAATGAGTTTGGCAGACTCGCTGATTACCTGGCAGGATAATCAATATCACCGAAATGCTTAATGGTTAATTTGTTTTGAGTTTAAGTGTCAAACAGAGTTGGCGACTACAGTTTGACTAATTTAGAATCAAACGCTTAGGCATTACGTTTGATTGCAATACATTTGTTTAAGACCAACGATCGGCAAACCGTAGGCTTATTTGTTACGGCTAATACAGGTTTTTCTGTATGCCTTACATTGATTATTATAGCCAAACAACCTGCGGTTGTAAACCATTTTTGTAAAAATAAATTTACTTTAGTGCTTATAGACTAAGGGTTGGAGGCGGAAAGTATGATTAAAAATAACGATAAAGCCACGAATATAAACGGTTCTAGCGTAATTAACGACGTAAACGAACCTTTAACGAAAAACTGCGATTTTATTTATAACGGTTCAATCGGACCAGACGAAGACTCGGCGGACTACCTTCGCGCCATCAAAGGAGTGCGTCTCGGATGAAACGGTACGAAGTTACGAAGCACGCCGTTAATCGAGCGATCGAGCGTCTTGGATTTACGAAGAACGAGGCGGAAAATCGTCTTAATCAACTAATGCAAACGGCTTATTATAACGGAAGGACTACCGGATATGGTACGGTCGCAAACGTTTATGACAACCATAACCACCGTATCCGATTTATCGTAAGCGATGCTAACGAAATAGTGACGGTCTATAAGTTTCCGGAGCATACCGAAGTGGAAGCGCCACGTCCGAAATTATCCGAAGTACCAACGTTCCTTAGCGAAAAGGTTGCGAAAGTTGTACAGCGCGAACTTGAACGATTCGAATCTAACGAACGCAAGATCGAACGTAAAAATACGCTAATCATCGCTGAGCTACGAATTGAGCTAGCGGAGATTGACTACCGTCTATTACGCGCTAGATCTGAAGCGAAGATAATGTCGCTAAAGGCTCGCAAGTCAGCGGTCGAGATGCGTATCGACGAGTTAAATAACGAAATTATCGAAGTAAAACGCGAGAAATCGATAATCGCGAAAGGAGTTGCGGCTTACTTATGACTACGCAAGATTGGGCGTATTTAATATTCGGAGTAGGTACGGTATTCTTGGCGATAGTAGCGATGCATTTTATTACGAAGGAAGAACGGAAAGGTAACGAATAAGGAAGCGATAAATACGGAGGCTACGCTTGCTTCCGTTGGAAGATACGATGGCGATCCGTTAAGAAAGAGCGCGGCGGCTAACGTCGTTCGGACGTAACTTACACTCGTATCTCGCAACGGACGCGGGAAAGGGTTTTTAACCCGAAAGGATCCGGTGTTCGAATAATAGAAACGAAGGGAAGCGGTCAAATGAGTCAATTTAAAACGGGAGCTGCGGCACTTGGAGCGTTACAAAGCGGAGGGAGCGATAACGGACCGAAGGCGGAAATTACTCCGTTCAAATCCGGTACTACGTTCAAGGTTCGCGTAAAAGGTACGGAGGACTTGATGCAATATTTTAACTACGGAATTTTCAAGAAAGTACATTCGTTCGTACCGAAGAATCCAGCGGAAAGAAACGAGCGCGGATTTATTACGGCAAACCCTACGCCGTGGGATAAAGCAGCGCAATACTACTACGATAAGGCTAACGCTGAATCTGACGCGGTAAAGAAAGACGAATTACAGAAGGAAGGCTATAAATATCGCGGTAAAGAGAAGTTCTTGCTCGGCTTCCATAACCTCGAAACTGGCGAAGATTTCGTCGTCGATTTAACGAAACAACAGGCGCTAGACATTTACGCGGTTATCACGAAGTATGAGAAGAGACTCGGCAAGATTGCGTTCGAACTATCGAAAACTGGCGCAAGCACAGCGACTAAAGTTTCGCTATCTCCAATTATCGATATGGAAGAAGATTTAACGGACGTAGAGCGGGCTAACTTTGAAAAAGCGGATCAGCCGTTTAATGTCGGACTGTTTGACGGTATCCTATTCGAAGCTGACGAAAAGACGCAAATCGAAAACTTAGTCGCAGCAGGCTTCGATATTACTCTGATCGGATTATCTATCGGCGGTAATAGCGGTCAAGGCGGAAACGATGACGATGTAACGGAGATTGGTGAACAAACTGAGGCGGATAGCTACGACTTTTAAGCGGTCGTAGCTTCCGTAAAGCAACGCTAATTAAAATACGAAAGGGAGCGATTGAATGGGCGTAGATTGGTATCCTTGCGAAAGTTGTGGAGAAACGTTTCCGGACGCGGGTTATTTCGTGTCTTGCGAATGCGGTTATCGATGGTGTTCGGATGAGTGCGCAGAAAGCGATGGGGTACGTCCGGAGGAAGACGGATTTACTCCGAAAGGATCGGAATGGGAGCAAGAAACAAGTTGTAAGTTTTGTCGCGGAGAGGACTTCGAAGATTACGAAATATTATTAGAAGCTTTTAATCTACTCGGAAAATCTCGCGAAGAAATTATCGAAATATTAAAAGCGAAAAAGGAGGCGAAGTAATTTGGCACATACAACGCAAATTCTCGGCAAGGTATCGGAAATCACCGCAACATTGGCGCTAATTGCAAATGGGTATGAGGTTTCTCAACCGGTTATGGCGGAAGAGTACGATTTAGTAGCGAAAGATCCGGTAAACAAGCAGTGGAAAACGTTCCAGGTGAAGTCCTTGCGTAAGAGAACCGACCGTAATAACGAAATGGTTATCATCGGGCGCAAGAATAACGGAGTAGCGTATCAACCGTCGGAAGTCGATTACATGCTCGGTGTGGACGGCGACACTGTGTATATGGTTGAGTGCTCCGGATTAATGGAATATTGGGCGTCAGAAGCTACGGCAAGCAAGCGTTGGATCGAGTTGACTGCAACGGAAATTAACGAAGAGGTCAGCGCGTGATTCCGTCAACAACCTGCGCCAACTGTTCGCGACCACTTAACGAAGGTCAATCGGCAGCTTATGACGAACTAGCCGACGCCTACTTTTGCGACCGGACGTGTCATGCAGAATGGCTGACGGAGCATGTGTCGGAGTATCAGCGGAAACACGTAGTTAGCGTTGATCTATAGAAAGGCGGTGTAATATGACGCCAAAACTACGATTAAATTTAACGGAAGGTAATAACGACGCCACTGAGCGCATCAAAGCGGCGGGCGAACGTAAGAAGGCGGCGACGGAAACGATGGAGGACGCGTGGCAACGGATTCTATCGATGAAGAATAGCGAGAGCGATCAAGCGAAGTTACTCGAAGTAAAAGCGGCGTTTAGCGAGGGGCTGTTAGGCAGAGACCCCTCTAGCGTCGGAAAAAGATTCAGCAAAGCGGAGGCGCTCCGTCTGCATAAGCAACTGGCGGAGAGTCAACGCGAAGAGACATTACGGAAGATGGTCGAAGAAACGCCGGCCAATTACGAACTAATAACGACCGAACGGCAATTCGAATCGTTGTTAGCGGAGTTGGAAACCGAGGAAATTATCGCAGTCGATACTGAGACAACCGGCGTTGACGTTTATACGGACGTTATCGTCGGGATGTCCTTCTCTTTACCGAAAGCGGATAAGCACGTGTATATTCCGGTCGATCATACGGATTGCGAACAGTTATCGCGAGACTACGTTTTAAACGGATTGAAGCCGATTCTATACGACGAGTCAATCGGAAAGGTTCTCCATAATGCGATATTCGATATAGCGATGTTCAGACGTCACGGCTCCGATTTACTCGGCGTTGTATGGGACACTATGACCGGAATGCATTTACTAAACGAAAATGAAGAATCGTTTAAGTTGAAGGATCTGGCGCCGAAATACTTGAACGCACCGTCTGATACGTTCGCCACCTTATTCGGTAAGAACGCGCAGTTTAAAGATATTCCGTTAGATATCGCGTTGTCATATGCGGCAAAGGATACGGAATTAACGTGGAAACTATACGAATTTCAGCGAAATCACATGGCGAAGATGCCTCCGATTCTCGAGTACTATCAAACGGTTGAGGTTCCGTTACTTTACGTAATCGTCGAAATGGAAGCTAACGGATATATCCTCGACTTAGAATTTTCGAAAGACTACGGAGAAAAGTTACGTAAGCGAGCGGAAGAGTTAAGCGCTAAGATAATCGAAGTGTTGACGCCGTTTCACGAAGGTGATGAGCCGTTGAACTTAAACTCTACGCAGCAAATGCGCCCAGCACTATCGAAAGCGATCGGCAAGCAGTTACCGAATATGGACGCCAAGAGAACGCTGAAACCTTTGCGAAACGACTTCGAAGTTATAGCGGATTTACTCGAATACAAGAAAATAACGAAACTGTCCGGAACTTACATCGATGCTTTACCTACGAAACAGAATCCGACGACTAAGCGGTGGCACTCCCGATACAATCCGATGGGAACCGTAACAGGCCGTTTCAGTTCCGGCAAGGATGAAGAAGATACGACGGGTCAAGGATTTAACGCGCAGAATCAACCGCAAGAGGCGCGTCCGATGTTCGTAGCTCCTCCCGGAAAAGTATTAATCGGTGCCGATTTTAAAGCGCAGGAAATCCGTTGCGTAGCGTACTTGTCAGGGGAACCGGTACTAATTAACGCCTTCTTAGAAGAACGAGATCCTTACGCAATGATGGCATCGAACTTCTACAAGCGACCGTACGAGGAAGTTTATAAGAACGAAGACGGCTCCGATACGAAGGAACGTAAGCAGATGAAAGTCGTTTGGCTTGCGACACTTTACGGAATGTCTAAGTACTCACTCGCGGAAATGCTCGGCGTAGACGTTAAGGCTGCGGTTCAATTCCAATCGGACTTATTCGAAAGTATGCCGAAACTTAACGCATGGATCGACGGAAATAAGAAATTCGTAGAGAAGAACGGATTCGTTTGGACGGATAAGCAAGCGCGTAAACGACGATTGCCTGACGCTAAAAAGAAGCGAAAGGATATTCCGTATGGAAAATGGAACGATCCGAAATACGAAGAGTCTCGTAAGCATAACGCAGCCATTAATCGAGCGCTAAGGCAGGCGACTAATGCTCGCGTTCAAGGCAGTTCGTCAATACAAACGAAAGTTACGATGCTACGAGCGCATGAATATTGCGCTAATAAACCTAGATGGTCGTTATGGGCAAGCGTTCACGACGAGTTAATTTTCGAAGTACCAGAGGATTTTATGCCAGCAGAGGCGGAAGATATTCGCGACATAATGGTCGAGTCTTATCGTTGGGGTGACGTTGTGCCTAACGGTACTGATCTCGAAGTGATGCGTAGATGGGGCGAAGGCGTTCCTGTAGAAAAGTGGTTTAAAACGAAGGAGGAATCGGAATGAAATTAAAATTAACATTCGATCAATTAAGCGAAGAGGTACGTGAGAGTTACGATGTGGAAATCGAAGGAATTAAATATAATCACGTCGCAGAGTTAGACGAAGATATGGACGATAATGGCCGTTATGTATCGCATATTTACCAACGCGAATCAGACGGTAAGTATTTTCGTGTAGATCTATTCTGGATTCGTTACGGTTACGAAGATTACTCGTTCGAAAAAGATTACAACGACGGAGATTTAACCGAAGTAGAAAAACGCGAAGTCACAATTACGAGATGGGTGAACGTATGATTACGATTAAAAAATACGCTAAAGAAGTCTGTCCAGCATGCCGAATGGTTGACGCTTACCTACGCTCAGAATCCGACTTTATCGCCGAACAAAACTTAACGATCGAGACCATCGACGTCATGAACGATTTAACCGAAGACGAACGCGATAACTTACCGTTTCAATCAGTACCGTTCATGCTCTTTTATCGAAACGACGTACTCATGGCGAAGTCGCACGGGTTTGCTATACCGGACGAATTCCGAGATTGCGTTCAGATTGCGAAAGAAGCGAAGTAATGGATGCGATGAGAGGGTTCGTTATTACTTGCGTAATCCTGGCGTTGACATTATTCGGATGGGAGGCGTTGTAATTGGCGTTAAAAATAAAAATCGTTATGGATTGCGGTAAGGAATTTAGGTTATCCCCGAATGATACCTCGAAAACATTTGGCGATTTTCTAACGGAGTTAACGAAGGAGCGCTATTACATTCTTTTCGGAGACAACAGTAACAAAGGAAACGTTTGTATCGACATTACAAAAATATCTTACGTTGAAGTTATATAGGAGGCGATGCTTTATCGGACAACTAAACGCAAAAACAGCAGCGGCGGCTTTACGTGCGGGACTTGGCGAATTTATGAAAACTACCGACCAACAAATGGCGGATAAAATAGCGCAAGAATTTAACGACCTACTTTACGATTTCCATACTTACGAACAACCTTACGACGATGCTATGGACGCTGAGTTTTACGAAATGTATGCGAGAGTATTACGCGAACAATCGAAATGGAATTACTTCAACTGGAAGACGGCACCTGACGGAACACCTAGACCGGCATTTTCGCCAAGCGCTGCGAATAAGTCTGAGCGCGAACTTTACGAAAAGGCTCGTAAGGCAATGCGTGATAAGAAGCGGCCGTCAGCAAATCAGCGCGACTGGACCGGGCTAGGATCGCAAGTAGGCGGATATATTCAGCGCGAGATTATGCTTATCGAAAGACATTACGAAAAGTTGAGCGGTAAGAAACCGAGGTTTAGATTCGAACGTACTAATCGCAACGAGCCGGCGTTTGAACATTTCGTTAAGAAAATGCACGAGATGGATTTTAACGGTGAGAAATTCGCATTCAACGGATTGCCCGACGGAATCTTAATTTATACGGACGATGACGGTAAGGAGTATCGCGTTGGACTCGAAGTTAAGTCGTTCCAAAAGAGTTACGTAGATTTCAAGAAAGTCGAGAAGCCGAAAGATGATCACGCCATGCAAACGGTCATGTATTCCGAAATGTATAACCTCGATTACTATATAGTTCTCTACCACCTAACGTATGGCGTCGATTGGAAGAAGGAAATTAACCGCAATAAAACGTTCGGTAAATACATCACGCAAGCAGACCGCGATGAATTGTTCGCTAAGTTTGCGAAGGTAACGAAAGCTGTCCGACTGTCCGAAGCTCCTCCGTTAGATATAATTGACGGTTGGGGATTCAACGATTATAAAACTTCGATTGCTAAAACGATAAGTGACGAAGAGTTAGCGAATTTGAAGGCGCAGTTTGAGCGTATTAGAAAATCGAGATTACCCGAATGGAAGAAGCAGCGATTTATGGAGGCATTAGAGTTTATCGAAGGAGTGCGGAACAAGGAGGCGATGTAATGCGGATCTTAGCAATCGACATATCAACGAATCCAGGTTTCGCCGTACTCGACGTGAAGCAACTAAAGGCGGGCGCTAAAGTGTCGCTCGTCCACGTTACATCGGTTAAGACTTCGACGGATAACCCGGACAGTCAACGTTACTCCTACATCGAAGCATTGGCGACTATGGTAGCGCATGAGTATTCACCATTCGACGTTATAGTCCGCGAGCACTTTACGAAAGGACGTAACAAACGATCGACACAGACGGTTTTCGGCGCTTGGGCTGCTATCGATATTGGCCTCGGAAAATACGGATACAAAGTTACGGAGGAGATAACGCCATCGAGAGTTAAGCTTCTCGTAACAGGCGACGGTAAGGCGGATAAGGATAAAGTCGAAGAACACGTCCGAAAGTGGCTGAAATTACCGGACGATTTTACGTTCAAGTCGGACGATGAAAGCGACGCGATCGGAATTGGTCTAGCGTATCTAATCGAAAAGGGAGTGATCGCGAAATGACCGAAGGAGTTACGCCATCCAACCTCGCAGCCTTACTTAACGGACAGCAACAACGCCAAGCTGACGCTGAATTCGAAATAGCGCGCCTGGAACGGAAGCTTATCGAACAGCGCCTCGAATATGAATCGGCGACAGAGGCGATTAGGGCTATCGAAAGTTTAATCGAAAAGGAGAGGAAGCGATGAACGAATTATACGTATTGGCTTATTTCGATAAAGACGGTAGTTTCGTAGAGTATGTACGTAAAGGACGTAATAATGCGATATCGGGTTACGACGATTTAACGGGCGCTAAGCGTGGATACTCGCAATCGAAACGATCGTATAGAGCGCAGATTTACGACTTGAAAATCGTAAAAGCTAGCGGAATCGAAATCGTAGAGGAGGAAACGGAATGACGGCAATAACTACGGCATTCTCAATTATAGCGCTAATATGCCTCGGATTCTTGGCGCTATGTTATCTAATCGCAGATACGGACGGAAAGCCAGGCGCAATTGTCGGAAAGATAGTCGGATTGGCTTGCGTAGCGATTCCGGCGGGCGTAATAGTTGGCGGATTGTTTAACTAATATAAACGAAAAGGGAGCGGATTTAATGACGAAGAATACAACGATTACTAAAAACGGTGGCAAACGCGAATTACCTTTCGATGAACCTCGCTTAATAGCGTTTATTAAATCGGCAACACGCGAATATCCTTCGCTAGATGTCGATTCATATACGGATAAAGTTATCGCAACTATTACGTCACAGGACGTTTATAAGGCGGACCAGATTACGAATTTACTTATTATGACTGCGCTAGAAAATATCGATATGGGAGCGCCAAATTGGACGTTCGTTGCTTCGTACGTTCACATGCGAAAGCTATATAAAGAAGCGTCAAGAAACCGCGTATATGACGCAAGCAAGAAATACGGCGACTTTTACGGGCTGTTGACGACGTTAGCGACAAAAGGCGTTTATTCTCCGACTATTCTCGAAAGTTATTCGAAAGAAGAAATCGTTGAGTTAGCGAAAATTATCGATCCTGAGCGAGATAAGTTGTTTACTTATATCGGACTTAGAACGCTAAGCGACCGTTACCTTGCGCAAGATAAAGCGACTAAAGCTACGTATGAGTTACCGCAAGAGCGTTGGTTAGTTATCGCGATGCATCTAATGTCGCAAGAGCCGAAGGAAAAGCGTAAGGAATACGTTGAAACGTTCTATTGGGCGCTCTCTAATTTATATATGACGGTTGCCACTCCGACATTAGCGAACGCAGGTAAAACGACCGGACAATTATCGTCATGCTTTATAGATACGGTTGACGATTCGTTACAAGGCATTTTCGACTCGAATACGGACATCGCTAACCTATCGAAATCGGGCGGCGGAATTGGCGTGTATCTCGGAAAAGTTCGCGCTAGAGGTTCGGATATTCGCGGACATAAAGGCGCATCGAGCGGCGTAATTCCGTGGATGAAACAGTTAAACAATACGGCGGTGTCGGTAGATCAGCTTGGCACGCGTAAAGGCGCTATTGCCGTTTACCTCGACGTTTGGCATAAAGATATATTCTCGTTCCTTGACGCTAAGTTAAATAACGGTGATGAGCGAATGAGAACGCACGATATATTTACTGGCGTATGCCTTCCGGACTTATTTATGGAACAAGTCGAAAAACGTGGCGACTGGTACTTATTCGACCCGCATGAGGTTCGGAAGATAATGGGCTATTCTATCGAAGACTTCTACGATGAGAAGAAAGGCGACGGCTCATTCCGTGAGAAATACTTCGAGTGTGTTCACGATAATCGATTAAGCAAACAAATCGTGCCAGCTATCGAAATTATGAAGCGTATCATGGTATCGCAACTTGAATCGGGAACTCCTTTTATGTTTTATCGTGACGAAGTTAACCGGATGAATGCGAATAACCATATCGGAATGATTTACTGCTCAAATTTATGTTCAGAAATCAGCCAAAATCAATCACCAACTACCATCGACGAGCAGTTTACGGAAGACGGTAAGATCATAACGATTAAAACGCCAGGAGATTTCGTCGTATGTAACCTATCGTCTATCAATCTTGCAAGAGCCGTAATGGACGACGTATTAGACCGTTTGATTCCGATACAAGTACGCGCATTAGATAACGTCATCGACCTTAACAATATCGAGGTTAAACAAGCGCAACTTACGAATCAAAAGTATCGCGCAGTCGGACTCGGTACTTTCGGATGGCACCACTTATTAGCGTTGAAAGGCATCGAATGGGAATCGGAAGAGGCGGTCGAGTTTGCGGACGAATTATACGAAGAGATCGCATTCTTAACGATAAAAGCATCGATGGAACTAGCGGTAGAGAAAGGCGCATATCCAGCGTTTGAAGGTTCGGACTGGTCAACCGGGGATTATTTCGTTAAGCGCGGATATGATTCAGCGGATTGGAACGAACTAGCCGAGCGTATTCAAGAATTCGGAATCCGTAACGGATACTTAATGGCGGTAGCTCCTAACGCATCTACTTCGATTATTGCCGGATCAACAGCGTCAATAGATCCGATATTTAACATAGAGTACAGCGAAGAAAAGAAAGACTACAAGATTCCGGTAACGGCGCCTGATATCGATTATAAGACGTACGGAATCTATAAAAAGACGGCTTACCTTATCGATCAACAATGGAGTATCCGTCAGAATGCGAAAAGGCAGCGCCATATAGACCAGGCGATTTCGTTTAACATCTACGTTCAGAATACGATTAAGGCGAAGGATCTGCTCGATTTGCATATGGTGGCATGGCGCGAAGGTTTGAAGACATCGTATTATTTGCGGAATACTTCGAGCGTTATCGAAGAATGCGATTGGTGTTCTAGCTAATGGCGGATTAATTTCCGCCTTACTTTTTTCCGAACAAACAACGACAGGAGACGATTATATATATGACGATGAAAAAACGAGAAATCATGAACGTAAATGCTCCGAATAAATCTACGGGAATTATTAACGGTGAATGTTCGAATGTGTTGAATTGGGATGACGTTGCTTATTCGTGGGCATATCCAAAGTATAAGAAGATGCTATCGAATTTTTGGACACCGTTTGAAATAAATATGGCGCAAGATATCAAACAATATCCGGACCTATCCGAAACAGAGAAAGATGCATTCTTAAAGATTATCGGTCTATTAGCGTTATTAGACTCGATTCAATCGGACTATGCCGGCAAAGCAGCGGACTATTTAACGGATTCAGCGGTTAATGCACTTATGATTATGTTGGCGCAACAGGAAGTTATCCATAACCATTCGTATTCTTACGTTTTATCATCGCTAGTTCCGAAGGCTACGCAAGACAAAGTATTCGATTATTGGCGATCGGAACAGACGCTACGCGACCGAAACGACTTCGTAACGAGCGGATATCGCGACTTTGCCGAAAATCCTAACGTTGAGAACTTCTTAAAATCGATTATTTACGACGTTATTCTCGAAGGATTATTCTTCTACAGCGGATTTGCGTTCTTCTATAACCTGGCGCGTAATCAGAAGATGGTCGCAACGTCTACGATGATAAATTACATCAACCGTTGAATAGTGAGCGGTTGTAAAACCTCTTGAATTGCTGGGAACCCGTAACGTAAAGTCGACGGCAATCAGCAGCGAAGCCATACGTTCCCATCGAATAATTACAAAGGGGATGGGAATATGCGAAAAGAAGTGAAAGAAGCGCCGTGGTACATTACCGAAACAGGAGAAATCATTTCGAAGAAAACTAATAAGCCGCGAAAGCTATTTGTAGATAGGAACGGATATGTCACCGTTAACTATCGAGATAACAAAGTAGCGAAGACTCACAATTTCTACGTACATCGATTAGTCGCGCAATATTTTATCGGACCAATTCCGAAAGGGATGGCGGTCAATCATCGCGACGGAGATAAGCAGAATAACCACGTAGATAATTTAGAGATCGTAACTTATAGCGAAAATATACGGCATGCCGACACGACAGGGTTACGAGTTGTTGCGAAAGGTGAGCGCAACTCACAATCGAAACTGTCTGACGATCAAGCCGAGCGGTTAATTAACGATTTACTCAACGGAATGAGTAACGATGATGCTGGCGACAAATACAGCCTACACCCACGTTACGTAAGTTTAATCCGACATAAAAGGCGATGGAAAGCACTTTGGGGGCGTATGGAACGTTCAACGACTATCGAAAGCCGGGCGTTAATGTCCGAAGCGAGTAGAGTACGGCCAAGCGGCCGGAAGCGGGAGGCGCTCTAAACGGGCGATGATATAGTCTGTTCTCGTATGAAAGTACGAGCGGTCGAAAGACGGCGCAAGAGTAGCGACCTTGCGTGAACATTAAGGACGAACAGATTCACGTAGACATCTTCGTTAAGATTTTCCGTCAAGTCCTCGCTGAGAATCCGGAATACGATACGGAAGAGTTACGCCAATTTGCTATCGATACATTCCGCAAGGCTGCCGAATTAGAAATCGAATGGGGTCGTTCTATTATCGGTAACAAAATCGACGGTATTTCGATGGCGGATCTCGAGCAGTATATCAAATTTTACGCTAACGTTCGTTGCAATCAGCTCGGATATGGTCACGATGCGTTTCCGGAGACACCGCGTAAGAATCCTATGCGTTGGATTAAGGCGTATGAGGAAGTCGACTTAGGGAAATCGGATTTCTTCGAGCAGAAGAGTCGCCAGTATACGAAGGTTAATAACGTAGATAACGGATTTGACGATTTGTAAAAATAAATTAGCGGCGGTTTTTGACGACCGCCACTTTTCTCCGTCTAAATAAGTGTAAGAAATAAAATACACTACGCGCTAATTCAGCAGCTAGGACTCGGCGCTTCGATCGTGCTGACGGTCGCGATTGGCGTAGCGTATTTTACTTCGGAGAAAGATAGCGGAACAAAAGCGAAAGCAATTACGAAGTCTAAAACGAATGAGGGGGCGAAGTAATGCCGTTACCAACGAATAATTTACTTTTCGGATTTGAACCGAAACTAACCGATGAGCAACGCCGATATGTCGATAGTATTTTCGATAACCAGTTAACGATAGTCAACGCTAGGTCAGGGACCGGTAAGACAACGTTAGGCGTAGCTTGCGCCAAGATTATCGGCAAGCCGTTAGTATACGTATTCTCTCCGGTCGAAGAAAAGAAGATGGGATTCCGACCAGGAACGCAAGCCGAAAAGGAAAGCGAATATTTAACGCCATTAAAGGATGCGCTGCTCGAAATCGGAGAGGTTCCGGAGAAAGTCGTTTATAACGAAGAGAATACGGAAGCGTTAAAGGCGGGTCACGTTTGGGTGTATCCGATGAGCCACATATTCGCTCGCGGTATTAACTTAAAAGATAAAACGGTCATCCTAGCGGAAAGTCAGAATTATACACGCGGCGATATGAAGAAGATTCTTACACGAATACACGATAGTTGTACCGTTATTATCGAAGGTCATACGGGACAATGCGATTTGCCCGACGAAAGTAAAAGCGGATTCGCTCCTTATATCGAACACTTCCGAGGTCAGCCGTATTGTGAAGTTGTTGAGTTGAACGTTAACTTCCGCGGTAAGCTGGCGCAACATGCGGATAACTTGTCGTGGTAATGCGAATTTGATGGAAAAAGCGAAGGAGTGAATTTATTGTTTAAGAATTGGAAGTGTAAGTTATTCGGTCATAAAAGGTCAAATATATCAAAGTCTTGGTTATGGAATAGTATACAACGTCAATGTGCTAGATGCGGTCATAAATGGGTTGAGTAGTTCGTAATTCAAGGATATTCCGAAGAAAGGAGGCGCCAGCCCATGCGAATGAAAACGAAACTCTACGTCCTATCCGGAGTCGTCGCCGTATCCCTTTTCGCGGTAAATAACATCGGCGGCACCACATCCGAAGCACCGTCGCTCAAACCCGTCACTGAGGCATCCGCACACTACATCGACCGAGCTGCCGTCATTGAAGCGCTAACCGACACGCCAGAACTCGTCGGCTTAACCGGAACAGCTTCGAAGACGGTCGGCTACTCGGACGCCAAATGGTACGGCGATAAGGACTACGAACTCACCGTAAAGGGAACGTTCAAGATCGGCGTAGAAACGGAGGATCTCGAGGTAACGACGGCTGGCAACGTTGTGACTATCCGATTTCCTCAGCCGCAATTACTCGCCACCGACTTTCCGTTTGATATCGCTGACATACGCAAGGACGTCGGGCTTCTACGCGATAACTTAAAT